AACAATATCTCAGAGATGTAATGATGAGATATCGCAATAAGTTGGTTTATGATGCTAACACTGGCGAGATTCGTGATGATAAGAAATACATGAGTATGCTTGAGGATTTCTGGCTTCCTCGCCGTGAAGGTGGTAGAGGAACTGAAATCTCTACACTCCCAGGAGGTCAGAATCTTGGAGAAATCACAGATATCAAATATTTCCAAGAAAAACTCTATAAGGCTTTAAATGTTCCCCCAACCAGAATTGGTGGAGAAGGTGGTTTTAATCTTGGTAGATCTTCTGAAATTTTAAGAGATGAACTTAAGTTTAGTAAGTTTGTCGGACGTTTGAGAAAAAGATTCTCAAATATGTTTAATGATATGTTGAGAACTCAATTAATTCTCAAAAATATTATTACTCCAGAAGATTGGGAGATTATGAATGAGCATATTCAATATGATTTCCTCTACGATAATCACTTTTCAGAATTAAAAGATGCTGAGTTGTTAAATGAAAGATTGAGTTTGGCAGCAACTGCAGAACCTTATGTTGGCAAATACTTCTCTCAAGATTATTTGAGAAGAAGAGTTCTTCGTCAAACTGATCAGGAAATCATCGAACAAGATGCATTAATTAAAAAAGAAATAAAGGATGGAGTAATTCCAGATCCTTCTCAAATACAAATTGATCCTACAACAGGACAACCAGTAGAAGGATCATCAACAATGGATTTAGGACAACCAGTTATGGAACCAGATCTAAAGGGCGATGAAAAATCGGTAGAAATTCCTAAAGGTGGAGAAATTTAATAAATAACTCAGAATACTATTGATTACAATCATGGATGAATTAATGGATATGATTACCACTGATGAGAGTCCATCTCAAATTAGTGATAAAATCAAAGATCTTTTATTTGCAAAGGCAGCAGAAAGAGTAGATTCTTTTAAACCATATACTGCAAGTTCACTTTTCGGATCCGATGAATCTGAAGAAATTGAATTAGAAGATACTGAAGAATACGAAGAATCATAAATAAAAAGTATAGGACTTTATCATAAAAATGCAAAGAACTAAGATAATTGAAACTGAAGTTGCTACTGGTGCAACTGCTGGTGCTGCTACAAGTATCAGCAATGCAACTTGTGTAAGACTTCATAATGATACTTCTGGGATTATCACCGTTGGAGTTTCAACGATTGTTGGTGCAGCAACTACCAACTATTTTACTATGCCCGGAAACTCTGTAGAGTTTTTGGAAAAGCTTCCAACTGATGTTATTTGGTCTTCATCATCAATTAAAGCAGCAAAAGTAGGATTTACCAACTAAAGACATGAAACTCATCAGAGAAGAAATCGAAAAAGTAGAAGTTCTTGTTGAAGGAACTGGCAAAAACCAGAAACTTTACATTCAGGGACCATTTCTCCAAGCAGAATGCGTAAATCGCAATGGCCGTATGTACCCTCTTTCTATTATGGAAAGAGAAGTGCAACGTTACACCGAACAATACGTAAACAAAGGACGTGCTTTAGGTGAACTTGGGCACCCAGATGGTCCAACAGTAAATCTTGACAGAGTTTCTCACAAGATTGTTCAACTTCAACGTGAAGGAAATAACTTCATAGGTAAAGCACAGATTCTCTCTACACCAATGGGAAAAATTGCAGAATCTTTGTTAAAAGAAGGTGTTTGTTTAGGTGTTTCTTCTCGTGGTATTGGATCATTAAGAGAAAATATCAAAGGTGGGTACAAAGAAGTTGGTGAAGACTTTATGCTCGCAACTGCTGCCGATATCGTTGCAGACCCTTCAGCACCTGATGCTTTTGTCCAGGGAATTATGGAAGGAAAGGAATGGGTGTGGGATGGTGGAATTTTGAGGGAAAAGGTTGCTGAGCAAACTAAACGTACAATCAATACGTTAGTAGACCAAAAGAGATTGGAGGAGAATAAGTTAAACTTATTCAACGAATTTCTCGCAAATCTTTAATTTATAAATAAATATAGTTTAAAACTAAGGTTAAACGGAGAGTTCAAATGTCTCGTGGAGATTTACAAGAAATGGAAGTAGGCACTAAGCAATCCAAAACCGCCGTTAATGCTGGTGCAAAAGCGGGGGATCCAATGGATACTTCAATTGCCGGTTCTTATGAGGATCTGGGTGGACCTACCCCAGAAAATTACAAGTCCGATGATGATTCAGCAAAGCTGAAGACTCCAGGAAAAACCCTTTCACAAGTTAAGGATGTTGTAACTAAGGGTGCAAAAGCAGCAGATTCAATGCCTGCTGGTGTGAAGGAAGAAACCGAAGAGGAAGAAGATCTCGAAGTAGTCTCCGAAGAGGAAATCTCTGACGAGGAAATCTCTGACGAGGAAATCTCTGAAGAGGAAATCTCCGAGGAAGAAACTCAAGAGTATGACATTGAAGAAGATGTCAATGCTATTATCGGTGATGAGGAACTCTCCGAAGAGTTTAAAGAAAGAGCTAAGACAATCTTTGAGGCTGCTCTGACTGCTAAAGTCGGAGAAATCAAAGAAGCACTCGAAGCGCAATACGAAGAAAGACTTGTAGAAGAAGTTATTGAAATTAAAGAGGCTCTCGAAGAGAGAGTTGATTCTTATCTTGAGTATGTTGCTGATGAGTGGTTCACAGAAAACCAACTCGCAGTTGAATACGGTCTTAAGACCGAAATGACCGAATCATTCCTTGAAGGAATGAAGGGTCTTTTTGAAGCACATTATGTATCAATCCCTGAAGATAAATATGATGTTCTTGAGAGCATGGTAGAAAAACTTGATGACATGGAGACAAAACTCAACGAGCAGATTGAGAAGAATATCCATCTTAACCAAAGACTCGCAGAGTCGGTTGCAGACGGAATCTTAGATCAAGTATCTGAGGGTCTTGCAGACACTCAGAGAGATAAGCTCGCTTCACTTGCCGAAAGTGTTGAGTTTGAAAGTGAGGCACAATATCGTGAAAAACTGGAGATGCTGAAGGAATCATATTTCCCAGCAAATAAAACTCCAAAAACACATACTGAAACTCTTTCCGAGGGTGTAGACGTTGCACCTGAGCAATACTCAGGAACAATGGCTTCATATCTCAGAACTCTTTCAGCAGTTGTTAAAAACTGAATTTAATATTAATCAAACGTAAACATTCACAAAGGTACACGCAAATGTTCCATTCCGAGCATCTGCAGGAAAAGTGGGCACCTCTCCTCAACTATGAGGGTCTTGATCCAATCAAAGATTCTCATCGTAAGGCAGTAACCGCAGTCCTGCTGGAAAACCAAGAAAAATTTTTAAGAGAGCAAACTGCATTTGATCGTGGATCAATGCAGAGCCTCATGGAATCACCAACTAACTCAGCTGGAACCGGTGGATTCTCCGGTACTTCTGATGCTGGTGGTCCTACCGCAGGTTTCGATCCTGTTCTGATCTCACTGATCAGACGTTCAATGCCTAACCTGGTCGCATATGACCTGGCAGGTGTTCAACCAATGAACGGTCCTACTGGACTGATCTTCGCAATGCGTTCCCGTTACAACAGCCAGAGCGGAACCGAAGCATTCTTCGATGAAGCAGATACCGCATTCTCTGGTCAGGACAGCGGATTCAATCTGACTGGTGGTTTCTCAGATGTTAATGCTGGTCTTGGTACTACTGCACAGTCAGGAACCAACCCATCCATCCTGAACCCAGTTGGAACCGCATCCTCAACCGCATATGATGTCGGTCAGGGAATGAACACTGGTGATGCTGAGAATCTCGGTTCTGCTGCTGGTGATCACTTCAACCAGATGGCATTCTCGATCGAGAAAGTCACCGTTACCGCAAAGTCAAGAGCACTGAAGGCCGAGTATTCACTTGAGCTTGCTCAGGATCTGAAGGCAATTCACGGTCTGAATGCAGAAGCAGAACTTGCTAACATTCTGTCTAGTGAGATTCTTGCTGAAATCAACCGTGAGGTTATCAGAACCATCTACAAGATTGCTGAGCAAGGTGCTGTTGAGAACGTTGCAACTCAGGGTGTATTTGACCTTGACGTTGACTCAAATGGTCGTTGGTCTGTTGAGAAGTTCAAGGGTCTTCTGTTCCAAATCGAAAGAGATGCTAACAGAATTGCTCAGAGAACTCGTCGTGGAAAGGGCAACATTATCATGTGCTCTGCTGACGTTGCTTCAGCACTGACCATGGCTGGTGTTCTCGATTACACCCCTGCTCTGAACGCAAACCTGAACGTTGATGACACTGGTAACACCTTCGCAG